TGTTGCATTTCGGGCAGGTTTTTGCCGACCGCCTTAACACTTTAAACTGTAGCTCATTAAGACCAATTGATGCAATAGCATAAGCGCATTTAATATTCGGGCATTGGAATGTAGTCTCTGGCATCATTGTCTTGTTATTGTAGGTTTATGGTATTTATAGCCAATTGCTGGACCAACACTATTCTTACCAGAAACCTCCGAAACCTTCCTTAGTATATAGTCGGGTTGATCCCACGCTCTTATACGTTTTATTCTACCAATAAGGTGATCGGGCATATTCTTCTCGAGTGCAGCAATACCAGTCCTGCCCTTGATAAATTCCGGTAGCTTGATAAATGTCTCGTTTCGTACTATTAGGAATTTACACATTTAATATCTTATCAAACACATCTCTAATCACGTTTGTAGTGACGGCATTTCCGCACATCTTGTATCGCTGCGTGTCGCTAATCGGAACTCGTACTCCATGTTCATCTTCGCCGTACTTTGTCCAGTCATCAGGGAAGGCTTGGAGGCGTTCACACTCGACTGGCGTCAGTCTGCGGATTTTCGGAGGCTCAACAACTGCATTTTGATTTTGGTTGCGATTTAACCCCCTGAAGTCAGATGAGCTTAATGTATGGGCATTGTCTAACTCTTTTCCCAACCCATCATTTCGATTAAAACTAGCGACAAACGGTTGCCTGTTCCCACCCTGCATCGTGTTGAGGGTAGGGCTTATGCCGTCTTGGTCGTAGATTCGGTCGTTTGAGTGGGTTGGGTGATTGAGCTGGACAATATCTTTGTTGTCTGTTCCGCTGATAGGAAATACTTCGGGTCGGGGTGTTCCTCTAAGATGTCCGACAATGATAATGCGCTCTCGGTTTTGGGGGACTCTGTGATTTTTGCTGTTAAGCACTTGCCATTGACAGTCGTACCCCAACTCATCAATCGCAGCGATGATGGTTTTGAAAGTATTGCCGTTGTCGTGACTAAGCAGTCCTTTGACATTTTCAAATACAAAGAGTCTTGGCGTTTTAGCTTTAAGTATTCTCGCAAGGTCAAAGAATAGTGTCCCCCTGGTATCCTCGAAGCCACGTCGCTTTCCGGCAATGCTAAATGCTTGACAAGGGAAGCCACCCACCAGGCAGTCGAAGTCTGGGAGTTCTGTGGCGTTGATTTTGGTAATGTCTCCATAGTTTGGTGTTCCATTAAAGTTCCTTCTATAAACTGATATTGCGTACTTGTCGATTTCGGAATAGCCAATAAAAAGTGGTCTTTCGTAAGTGAAGTTTGCAGGGCGTTCACCAGATAATCCTTCCGAGGGACGAGTATCTTTCCCCTTCGTGGACTGTAATCCCTGCCCTTTGTTTGTCGACGGACTTGCTTTGCCTCCTCCGATCGTATTTCTGTAAGCATTACGAATTCCAATTTCAAATCCTCCTATACCAGTAAATGTGCTAAATATTCTCATGCCTTTGATGCGCCAAGCACATTCTCTTGGTAATACTTGCCGGCGCTTTACAGTTTTTTAAGTGCGGTCGCCATGTACTTTTGAGAGATACCCTTGCGATCGGCATACTCGAGTAGCTCTATAAAGCCAGCCTGACCGTTTACGTTGATGAATTCCTGCGCTTTTCGGACTGCCCAGTTCTGGTATTTACCAAATTGAAACTTTACAAGCCGGTCGTGTAGATATAGCCGTGTCTCTTTTACAAGTTCCTTTGTTTTTTCGACGAATTTATACGTGCCTGCTTTTATCATTTTACAGAGTGTCGCAAAGTACCGACCGGGGTTGGCTTTCTCTTTAGCGGTGGCGATCATCTTAGACCACTCGTCGGCTTTGCCCGCTTTTTCAAGTCGTATTTGGATACTCCGATAGAACGGTAGATACCGCTGATCATCAATTAATTCTGATGCGTCCCCTATTCGCTCGAGCATTGTTGCCCGCCTCTTGTCGTTAACAGTGTAAGACATTAGTACCCTCCATTCGTCTTGTACTAGCTAATATAGCATCCCGGGTATTTACCAGCAACTGCGCTTTCGCTTATAAGGGGATAAGTCCGTGGATTCGGTGCAAAACTTGGTATTTTTTATGGGTATATCTATATAGTATATAAATTTGTTCTTTATGAACAATTCTATATAGTATGTAGAAGCGTAATATCAACAGGGGTCATACTAGGTTTAGTGGTTAGTGAAGAAACTGTCTATTGCGTTTATTACTGGAGGTAATGATCGGCGCATTTTTATAGCTAGGTTTTCTTTCAGGTCATATTTGCCATCGCGGTATATTCTGAATATTGTGTTTGTTTCGGGGTTGTTCATGTTGATATAATACCTTACTTTATTATATTTGTCAATAGCTGTAAGGGGTAATCATCTTATTAAAGCAAACAACACACCCGAGGATGTGTTGCGTATCTGCCGAATGGAGTTCTAACCATTAGAGTGTCTTACTCCCCTAGTGGCTCTCTGGAATATACCACATACTGCCTTTGGCGACTAGGGAGTGTTATTTGTGCCTTCGTACCATCCGCAAGATCTTACCGCGTCAATAGCACGAGAGGCGATGTTGTGCATGGTAGGCGATAGATCGGGCAATAGATCAGGCAGCTCAACCTGATATTGCTTTACGTCTTCGGGCAGTAGCTCTCCACGGTTGAATGATTGGTGTTCCATGCGACCATTAAAGCATTACTGTTTGACTTGTGCCAGAGCTGGTCTTTTCTTTACTGAATCGGAGCGCTCCGTAATACGCGAATGCCGCCGCCTCTACTGGGTCGCTTTGAATGTCTGGGTTCATACTAGCGTATCCGAACATACCGTCACGACCAATATCACGGCGCTTGACAGTCTTCATTGATACGTTAAGCGCCGGTTGGTTAAAATGGGTTACTAGCGCGTTCTCTACACCGTCGTTAAAAGCGGCGTATGCTGCGCCAGCCTCTTTCACGTTCGGCGTAAGTATCTTTTTACTAAGGCGACGATCGGACCGGACCAGTTCCTCTACAAGTAATTGTGTACCAGAAGCACCGTCGATTATTATCTTCTTAGCTCGACGCCATCGATTATTTTCGAGTAGCCATCGTGTTAGCCAGCTCATTCCAGCACTGCGTGGCTTACGCTCTACTATCTCGACGTGTACAGTGCCGTTAGGCATCAGCACGCCCACGCAGAGGCTCACAGCGCTACCGTCGGGCGAAAACTTGACTGTGTATACAAGTATTGGCTCAGCGGGCAACACGACCTTCTTAAGCGCCAACGGTAGCCATTGGTCGTCGCTAAAAGCGCGTTGGCTCTCTACTCCGGCGATCCATCCAAGCCGCATTTTGTTAAATGAGTCTATTGCCATCTCTCCGGCTTCCTTTTTAACTGCAGACAGCATTAAGTGATAGCCGAGGCTTGGGTTTGTTCTATACCAGGCGTCTACATCACTCGGGTCGGTAATGCTCTCTACGGACCACTCAATCCAACAGACGTCGGCTACTTTTCCGTCCAGTACATTCCGGCGCTTACGAACAAAGACCGTCCCAGATCCACCACCGCTTGGTGGAGTACCGGCGCGAATAGTTTGTTGGTTCTGATTCTTACCAGCTGAGATAGTTGGAAGCAATGCTTCGTTTTGCGCGTCGGTTTCCTCTTGAGCCTCATCTATAAGTAGGACGTCGTTCGTAGCACCTAGACCGTTTGTGCGGGTACGCGTTCGGAATACACAGCGCCCTCGGTTTCGAAGTTCGATGTAGTCTAGGCTTTTAGGTTCTTTGTCGAATTCCTCAGTTAGCATATTGCGGATCTCTTCTTTTGCATCATAAAAGAAACGCTGCAGGCGGGTTTTGATTGCCGCGACGGTATTATCGCTTTGTGCCGTATAAATAATTGCTTCACCAAGAAATACCATTCCTCCAATAATTCGGACCAGGAATAGCTCGGTTTTGCCGTTTTGACGTGGTACTTCTAGACCGCAGTCCGGGTTTGTCCATGTACCATCATCGTTGAGTGCCATCCAGCGGTAGAGGACACGTTTTTGCCAGGGTAGTAGTTTCATGCCATAACTCTCTACTAGGCGGATGGTTTTATCGGCTAGCCAGATGTCGCCGTTCTCATATACGTCAATGCGGGGCTTTTGATCACCATAGCGTTTCATTTTAGGATTTGCCATTACTCACTCTCCTTTTCGAGGTCTTCAATAGTTACCCTGGACCGAAAGCTAGTGTTGCGAGTACCTCCTCCATTATTTGTTGGTCGTTTTCTATTCATAGAGTCTGGCATATCTGCAAATAAAGCTCCGAGTGGAGTGTCGGCTTTAGGACCAAGACGTTTCTCCTGGTCGGCAATCTGTATCATAATCTCGGTGATCTGAGCTGTCAGGAGGGCGGTGTCGCGGTTTCCTGCGCCTTTGTCTATCTTGTCGGCTACCTTGTCGCGTGTAGCCCTCAGAACGCCCAGGCGGTCGTTTGCTTGCGCCAGGGCTAGTACGGAGTTCTTCTTATTACCCTTACCCACTAGCCCAGCCTGGTGAATTTTATCTATACGCCCCGGGTTGGTTATAATATCAGCCCAGCGGCGCAGTGCAGCGAATGCCTCGGCAGAGAGTATGTCTTGCCCGGTGCTGGCTAATAGCTTTATATGGCTCGCTGGCATTGTCTTAAAATAGTTGAGCCACTCATCGTAGTTTTTCTTTTTCTTTATTTTTATGCCGAGCTTGTTTTCGTTCCATTCTTTCATTAGCTGCACCGCGTATTTTTGCTCGAGGTTAAAGAACCAAGCCTCGTGCGCCGCTTCTATAGGGTCGACGGTCTGCTCTTGCTTTGGGGTATCCACGTATTAATTCTCCCCTCTAGCCCTGAAACCAAGAGGTGGCTTTGGATCTACTCTGACGCCGTCGCCAACACGGACAGCGTAAGCTTCCTGCACTTCTATGATTGGCACTACTTGACCATTCGTGTCACTAGTTGGCTGAGCCAGGTATGCTATTGAACCGTCTAGATATTCGATGCGTGCAATAACAATGCCGCGAACCTTTGCGGTTATATTTTCTATCTCGCTACCAAGCTCAATCGCCGACATCTACTCAACGCCGTTCCAGTAAATATTCTCATAGTTATAAGTGGGCGCTTCTGAATACGCCGCAGCTAGTAGCGAGCGGGTGTTTATTGCTTTTACCCTTTTCATTCGTGGGTCGCTGACTTTATAACTGCTGACATATACCGGATACTCCCTGGACATGACCCAGTCATAAAATGCCTTATGGTCAAAGCCGCCCTCTCGGTACTCTGCTGTGCCTTCATACGGTGGATCACAATATAGCAGGGGACGGTCGCCTTTTATTTCAATATCTGAGTAGCCAGTGCCTGCAGTAATGTTTAAGCGTTGGATGCCTGGCATCTTTTCTATCTGGACCAGTCGCTCGAGTCTGCTCATATGTTGTAAAGCCCCGAGGAGTGGTATCTGCCGGGCTAGTACTATCCTCCGCTGATAAGGCGTATTGTAGCGCTTAGGGTTTAAAAATATTTTAGTCGATGTTCGTTTTTTATACTCTTTTTGAATAATATCGTCGGCTGTTTCTTCTAGCCACTCAATGTCGTTATCTTTTAGCGTACCAGTCATTACCAGCTCCGTGAGGGACTGTTTAAAGTCCTGTATTGGCATGCCATACAAATAGCTTTTTTGATTATTGCCAAAAGTCCACG